GTTATATTTATGAAAGAAAAGGTCAGAAGATAGGGGATATTCAATCCCCTTCTTTTGCTCTTAAACAACATGGACAATTAGGAGGATTAGTTGCTCAACAAAGATATAACAAAATGGAAATAGCTTTTGATAAAGCTTTACAATTTTATAATGAAAAATATAATAAATATGGCTAAAAAAAATCAATTAGAAGTAAAAGTATATACTATTTTAGAGGAATGTGTAGAAAGTGGTATTAATTGGGGTTTCTTGAAAGCTTTTAAACATGATGATGATCCTTCTGAAGATAAAATAAAAGAAGAAATATTAAGGGCTATTATGTTATCTATTAGTGAAAAGTTTAATTTTCCTGAATTTAATGATTAGGAAAAAAAAGACCTGTTTATCTTGTAATACTGAACAATTTATTTTTTCTAAAAATAGGTGCAAATCATGTGCTTCTAAAGAAGATAGTAAACCTATTAAAAAAGTATCTACTAAACAAACAGAAAAGAATAAAGATAAAGCTTTAAAAACTAAAGAGTTACATTCTTGGTTTTTAACTTTATTTGATAAACTGAAAGAAAAAGATGATAAAGGTTATTTTGTAAGATGTTTTGAAACAAGTTTTAAAATGTATGAAGATAATTATAAATTTAACAGTTGTATATATTCACATTATTTACCTAAAAGTACATACCCACAATATGCTTTAGAAGAATGGAATATAGAATTAGTTACTCCAGATACACACAGTCAATGGGAGCAAGATCATACAAAATGCCCTAAAATGTATAAGAAATACTTGGAATTAAAAGAAAAAGTATTATATTTGTAAATAAATAATATATGGTAACAAGTCAAATTAAATATAAAAACTTTGTAAAAGGTAGTAAAAATACTTTAGCAGGTAAAGAAATGGAAGCTAAAATAGTAGATAAAATAGAAATAGAAGGTACTACTCATTATTTAGTACAAAATAATAAAGGAGAATTAATTATTATTCTACCTAATCAATTAACTAAAATAGTAAATACAAAAAATGTTAACACCTAAGAAACAAGCAGAAGAATTAGTAAGAGATTTTGGTAATATAGGTTTAGCTTTATTGTGTGTTAGATATATATTAAGATCTACTGGAATAACTCATGTTTATGATTATTGGATAGAAATAAGAGAAGAATTATTAAAATTAAAAAAAGATAATGAATAAAATAAAAATATTAGCTATAATGGGAGATAATAATCTAAGTGCTTCTAAGTATCATAGATTATATCTTCCTTTAACAGCCTTAGAAGGTAAAGTAATCAAAGTAGAAGAAGAAGATAAAGAGATAAATGTAGATTTTATAGATACTTTTAATCCTCCTTTAGAAATATTAGAAAAGTATAATATTATTTGGAATAATTTTTCTTGTAATATTCCTAATACTATTATAGGACTTTTACAAAGTAAAGGTATTATCTTTATAGAAGATGTAGATGATTATTGGGAATTACCTAAAAAGAGCATAATGGTTCCTATAGTAGGTAGAAGTTATGATAATGTACCTATTCTTTCTAGTTTAAGTGATGTTACTATTTGTGCTACTGGTACTTTAGGAGTTAGTGTTATTCCTTATAGTAACAATATTTCTATATCCAACAATGATTTACCTATAGGAGAAGGACAATTTACTGTAAGAGATAATATTAAAGAAGGAGAAAAGATAGTCATAGGAGTAATAGGTTCTGTATCACATCTTCCTGATTATCAAAGTATTGCTAATGTTATTAAAAGGATTACTTTAAATAAAGAGATAAAAGAAAAATGTAAATTTGTTATAGCTGGATATGTAGAAAAAGATAAAAATTGGGATAAAATTGTAGCTATCTTTAGTCAAAATGGATTTGAAGTAGAATTAAGAAATTCTTTACCTTTAGAGAATTATATGGAAGCTTATAAAGGAATTAATATTGTGTTAGCTCCTTTAAGTGATGTAGAATTTAATAGGAAAAAATCGGCTTTAAAGGCTCTTGAGTGCTCTTTATGGAACATTCCTATGATAAGTAACCTAATGTATGCTGATAAAGAATTTAATGGTGTTATAGTAGCTAAAACTGATAAATCTTGGATAGAAACTATTAGATACCTAATACAAGATGATAACTATGTAGAAATAGGTAAAAGATTAGGAGAAGTTAACAGAAACTTATCTAATTTTGAAGGTAGAATAGAAAACTTAAGATTATTGGTAGAAGCTAGTATGAATAAAAAACTAGTATCTGATTTAGAAACTTTAGATATGTATTCTATTAAATATAGGGAAGATCAAAATACTGAATATCAAAGTTATTTAAATCAAAATAAAGAGACTTCTTGGAGGTTTGAGTATAATCCCTTGATGAATATAGTACCTAAAGTAGAAAAAGAATATGTAGGAGTATTAAGTTGGAGATTTCTTCAGAAAACAGGTTTAGCTAAGAATTTACTTTATAATATGATTAAACCTTCTTTAAAAGAAGGCAATGTAGATATGATTAATTTATCTCCTAGAAAATGGTTAAGTGGTAAAGAATATATGGAGTTTAGTGAAAAACAACATCCTGGACTTGAAAACTTATTAAAATTAATATGTTTAAAATTAGGAGTTATTTATAACCCTAATCCTAAAAATATAGTTTACTCTAATTTTTTCATTCTAAAAACTTCTATTTACAAAGAATATGTAGAAGAATGGATTAAACCTGCTTTAGCTTGTTTAGAAGGGGAATATTGGACTTTAGCCAACAAAGATGCTAATTATATAGGAGGATTATCTAAAGAAGATTTAAAACTACATACAGGCTTAGATTATTACAATATGATTACTTTTGTATTAGAAAGATTAATTCTTCAATTTATAGAAACTAAAAAATTAAAAGTAAAAAATGTCTAAACCATTAAGTAGGGAATTTTTGTTGGAAAGAGGTAAATGTTGCAAAAATTCTTGTAAAAATTGCCCCTGGGGTTTTGGTAAAAGATTAATAGATCGAATAACAAATTTACAATTAGAGCAAAATTTACTTATGTCAAAAGTAGATGATTTAATAAATAAAACTAAAAATATGAATAAAAAAAAATATAATTACTCTAGTTATTGTTTAGGGAGTTCAATATCAATAAACAATAAGAAGTTAAATCATTTAGATTCTTCTCAAGATAACTCATTATTACTACAAGAAACTGAAAAATTATTTAATAAATTACTATTAAAACATGGTTCATTTGAACTTTATAAAACATTATTACAAGCATATGGAGAATATGAATCTACAGAAGTCTGTGAACAATGTGGTAATTATGATGAAATTATTAATTTAGAAATATAATAAAATATGAATACAGAAGAAAAATACTATGTACCTGATAGAGAAGATTTTAAAGAAGGTTTTGAATATGAAAAACTTTATAATACATACAGTCCTCCAGATTTTAAATTAACATCTAGTAATTGGCTTAAAGAGACTTTTGATGATTTTACTTCAGAAGAAAATTATCTTTTCAATAGACAACTTATGGATAATAATATAAGAGTACCTTTTCTAACAAAAGAAGATATTGAAAAAGAAGGTTGGGTATATAATGGTAAATCTATAGATTTATGGTTTTATAAAGAAGGAGAATTTGAAAGAACTTCTTATACTGTTTATAAAGTGACATTACATTATAATTTAGAAGATAAATGGTTACTTATTTATTTAAAAGATAATGGAGAAGATGTATTAATATTTCAAGGTAAGTGTAGATGTATAAATGATTTTAAAACTGTTTGTAAACTATTAAATATATAAAATATGAATAATATACAAATTTTTGTTATCACATATAACGAGGAATATATGTTACCTTTCTTTATAAAATGGTATAGAGATAGATTTCCTGATTGTAAAATAGTTGTCTATGATAATATGTCAACAGATAACACAGTACAAATAGCTAAAGATAATAATTGTGAAGTGATACTTTATGATACTAATAATCAACTTTCAGACAGTAAATACTTAGAAATAAAGAATAATTGTTGGAAAAATGCTACAACAGATTGGGTATTAGTGTGTGATGTAGATGAACTATTAGACATTAAACCAGAAGATTTAAATACAGATCAAACATTATTTAAATCTAAAGGTTATAATATGTGTAATGTAAATAATGTTGAAGATATATTAACTATTAAACATGGAATAGAAGCTGTACAATATGATAAAATATTATGTTTTAATAAATTATACATTAAGGAGATAAACTATACTCCAGGTTGTCATTCTTGTAATCCTATAGGGGATGTTATATATACTTCTAAAAGACCTAAACTATTACATATGAAGTTTATGAATGAAGATTTGTTGGTAGAAAAATATAAATCTTATGCTAGTAGACTTTCAGAAGAAAATTTAAAGCAAAATTGGGGTTATCATTACAAATCTGAAGAAGAAAATATCAAAAGAGATTATCAAAATCACCTTAAACAAGCAAAATTAATATGATAAAACATAACTATAAAGAAATAGAAGGTTGGTTTAATATGGAAGACCAATACTTAGAATTATTAGAAAATACTCCAGAAGGAGGAATATTTGTAGAATTAGGAGCTTATAAAGGAAAAAGTACTTCTTTTATAGTAACTGAAATGGTTAATAGAGGTAAAGACATAAAATTTTTTACAATAGATACTTTTTTAGGAGATAGTGGTTCTACAGATCAAAAAGAAATAGAAGCTTATAAACAAGTAAACATTTCTAAAATGTATGAAGAATTTAAAGAAAATACTGAACATTTAGAAGATAAATTTACAGTAATTAAAGACTATTCTTGGGAAGCTGCTAGATTATTTGAAGATAATAGTATAGATGTTTGTTTTTTAGATGCCAGTCATGCAGAAAATTCAGTTTTTTTAGATCTTCAAGTATGGTATCCAAAAATTAAAAATAATGGTATTTTAGCTGGACATGATTATTATGCTTGGACAGGCGTTCAAAATGCTTTTAAAAAATATTTTAAAAAAAATCCAGACAAAATTGAAAACGATTGCTGGTTTATTAAAATAATTAAATAATAAGTTAATTCATGGATAAAATTTGTGGAATTTATAAAATAACTAGTCCTTCTAATAGAGTATATATTGGACAATCTAGAAATTACAATAAAAGAATAAATGGATATAAAAAATATAATTGTAAGGGACAACCAAAATTATATAATTCTTTAAAAAAATATGGTTTTAAAAATCATATAGTTGAATTAGTTCATGAATTAACTTTAGATATTGATCAAAAAGATTTAAATTATTGGGAACTTTTTTATTATAATAAATATAAAAATGAAGGTTTTCATTTATTAAATTTAAGAGAATGTGGTGCTAATGGTAAATTTTCAGAAGAATCTCGATTAAAAATGAGCATTTCTGGTAAAAATAAAATAATAACAGAAGAACATAAAAGAAATATGGGGTTAGCTCAAAAAGGCAGAAAACATACTGAAGAAACTAAAAAGAAAATGAGTGCCTGGCAAAAAGGAACTATTTTAGGTACAGGTAAACCTATTTTAAAACTTGATTTAAATATGAATTTAATAAAAGAATATGCTTCTGTAACTCATGCTCAAAGAGAAGAAAATATACCAAAACAAAATATAACAGAATGTTGTAAGAAAAATTTACAAAAATTAAAAACAAAAATTAGAAATAAAACAAATAAATTTACATGTAGAGGGTTTATTTGGGAATATAAAAACAAAGATAATATGAAAGAAATAAGTGAAACAGGTTATTGGAATGGAGAAACAGCTCATATTCATCATGTACATTGTAAAGAACTAAGTAAATGGATATGTGAGTTTTTAGAAGAAAATGTAGGTCTAGATTGTCCTATAAGAGATCTGGCATGTGGATTGGGGAATTATCTTAGAGATTTAGATAATGAAGGTTTTATAAATTTAGCAGGATTTGAAGCTGATCTTCCAAAACATAAAGTATTTGATAATATTTTACAACAAGATTTAACTATACCTTTTACTATATCTCCTAAAGGAGTAGTTATAAGTCTTGAATGTGGAGAACATATTAATCAAATATATATGGATAAATATATAGACAATATATGTAATAATTGTAATAATTATCTTATTATGTCTTGGGCTATAAGAGGGCAAGAAGGATTTGGTCATGTTAATTGTCTTGACAATCATGAAGTTATACCATTAATAGAAGAAAAGGGTTTTAAATTAATGGAAAAAGAAACAGAGGAAGTTAGAAATATAGATCTTTCAGAAGCTCCTTGGTTTAAGAATACATTATTAATATTTAAAAAAGTATAGATATGAAAGAAAATATAGTTTTAAAAATAACATTTAAAGAAGATTTATTAAAACAAAATGATTATGAAATAATGTACACTAAGGGTAATATTGATAAACTTAAATTACCTAAACTTGATAAAACAATGGTATATTATTTAAAAGATATGTCAGAATTTCCTGAAGTTATAGGTTATTTTAACTTAGATGAAATAGAAAGTATTCAATTTAAATAATACAAAAAAACAAAAGACCTACTAAATTAATAGTAGGTCTTTTTTTTCATTAACATTAAAATTACAGCAAAACATGAAAAGTATTAAAACAAAAAAGTTATTATTTCTGAATATTATTTCTAGTGAAGAATTCTTCTTTTAGGGTTTTATCTTCGTTAAGATCTGAAGCAGTATAGAGTAATAGATTTTTCTCTTCTATATTTCTATCTTTTATAGCATTTATGATAGCTACTGGTTCTTCAAATATTTGAAGAAAGTGTTGTAAAGCCATAAATTCTCTAGGTTGTAATGTGATTAGTTTATCTGTAGTTACATATCCTATTGGAGCTTCATTTAAGATTTGTGGTATATCTTGTATGTCATTTGTTAAAATATCAGGATTATCTGTTGGTGTCATATATTTTTTGTTTTAATTGTTTAATAATTTGTAAAAGTAATAATAAAAATTGATATAACCAAATTTATTTTATTGTATTTTTGGTCTACGAGCATCTAATAGTTTTCTATAACTAGGAGATATTTGTTTTACTATTTTATTTATACCTTTTGCTGGAGTAGCATTTAATTGTTTATCTATAACTCTATTTGTTTTTAAAGCTTCATCATCTCCTGTTAAAGTAAAATATGTTTCTTTTAGAGGAGCATATATATAAGAATCTATTAAATTCCAGGCAGTTCCTATGGTTGGAATAGGTCCTTGTAAAAGCATTATTTTTAATTGTTCAGGGTTAAACACAAAAGATTGCTCTCTAAGGGATCTTGTAAGAACTACTATTACTATATCTAAAGTAGTACGATAGGTATCTTTTTCTTTGTTATCATCATCATCTCCTCCTACTATAAAAGGTAATATAAATTTAGCTAGTAAAAATAGAGTTAAAAGAGACTTTGCTTCTTTTAAAGAATTTTCATATTGTCTAACATAAAATCTAATAAATTCAGCTTCAGTTACTTTAAGATTTTTAGATGTTTTTTTGAAAAACTCTACTTGCATTACTTTATATCTTTCTTTAGCTATATCTTCTAAGGTTATAGTATTGTTTTTATTGACACTTTTTCTAACTATTTCTGGTAATACGGAACTCATATTATGAAATACTAGGAAAGGTATATGTTTTCCATAACTAGCAAATAATAAATCAAGGGATAATCTCATTCTACCCCATTCTAATAAATTAGTGTTTTTGTTAACATTAAAAGGTTCTAACCTTGTAGCTATAGTCTCTCCTAACCATTTTTTATGTTGAGTTACAAACTTAGCCCACCATTTAGTCATAAAAGTATTAATATCTTGTTCACTGTAGTTACCTAGAGTTTTAGCTATAGTATCTTCTATGATGGAAGTTAGGAGGATATTATTTTTAGCATCTAAATTTAAAGAGTTAGTACTCACTAAATTATAAAGACTATTTGTTTTTTTATACTCTTTTATTTCTTTATCTATCTTTTTAGCTAATTTAATTCTTTCTTCTTTAGGTAAATTATACCTATCTGGGTATTTATTGTTTATAAAATCTTCTACAGAGATAATATTATTATTTTCATCTACAGTAGTACCATAGTATATACTAGCTATAATTTTACTTTGTATAATATGATCTCCAGCAGAATAAAGGAATAAAGAAGCTTTTGTTACATTTATATATCTTTTTTCAGTAGTTTTATACTTATTAGTGGTATATACTTGATCAGACATTTCTACAAAAGGATTAAACATTTTATTCAGTTTTGTAAAGTTTTTTACATTTACAGCTGTGTTTTTATCTTTTATAGCAGGTAATATGCTATTTTGAAAATCACTACTATTATAATAAGTATTATTTGTTAAGGTAGAGTTAGTTAAACCTGCCACTAAATTGGTTAGAGGAGCTGTGTAAGTAAAACCTAAGTTAACTTGAGTAGTTAAACTATACAACCAATTAACAATATTTATTAATGCCCCTTTAGGAGCTAATTTATCATTATATAAATAATAATCAATATGTCTATTTAAGTCTCTAAGAGTACCTTTATCTCCTTCAGTTATACCTAATTTTTTATTATCATCATAATAAGGCATACCACTATCATCTAAAGGTAAAGTAATATTTCCTTTAGAATTATCTGTGTTTATCTCTTTTGTTTTGTTGTTTTCTACTATAGAAAGTAATTGAAATCTAGATTCATATTCTTTTAGTATTTTATACTCAATTACATGATGACCAAATACTGAGAATATATAAAATAAATCTTTGGAAAGACTCATATCATATAATACTTTTTCTTTGTTATATCTTTCTTGATATGCTTCTGGAGATTCTAAAGGTTTTCTCTTAAGGAAAAAAGTATTGTTATATTTACTTCTAATTTTCTTTTTATCTTTGTTAGTAAAAGGATCTGATATATTTTGAGAAGAATAAGTATTAGTTAAAAATCTATCATAAAAAGCATAGAATTTACTTAAAATATAGTTTTTAAATAAACCAGCTTTTAGGTAAGTAAATATTTTAAAAGAATCATTTTTAACTTCTGGAAGATTGTTTAAAGATTCTATCATACCTGAATCTTTAGCATCTGTTAAAATATCTTGTAATTGATTGTAAAAATCAAAAACTTCTTTATTTTCAGGTTTTAATAATTCTCTATATTCATCACTTATCCATTTATCTTCATTAATTGTTTGAAATAATAATTCATTTTTATTAAAACCAGATGTTTGTAATGCTTTTGGATTAGTAAAAATATTATGTCTATATTCCCATTCTTCTAGTTTTTTTGCTTGTATATCTGCATTTTCAAAAGGATCTGCATCAAAAATATAATTATCTACTACTTCTTTATAAGCTTTGTAAGCTTCTTCATAAAGTTGAACATATTTTTTAATATCATAATTTTCTTTGATAAAGGGAGTTATATAAGCTCTATATTCTTTTGAAATTTGAGTTATTCTTTCTTTAGAACTTAATTGAATAGATACACCTTTAATAATATCTCTATGTTTTTTAATAGCTTCTTCTTTCTTATCAAAAAGAGTTTGAAAATATTCTTTTTTATATTTATAGATTAGTCTTCTATTTACTTTATCATATACTTCTAAGTTAGTTTTATTGGTTTTTACCCAAGATTGTAAACCAACCATTAATTTTTCCATTTTACTATCAAAAGATTGTACTTCTTGCTCTTTTAAATAGTTAATCATTTTTTGTAATCTAGTAAACATTTGTAAAGATAATTCTGGTCTAGAATATAAACTATAAGAATTAATCATTGTAGAAGATTTTACATCTATATCAGAAACATTATCATCCATTCCTAATATTGTACCTACTTGATTCATAGTTTTAGTAACAGCTACTGTTAATTTTTCTTCACTTATAGTAATTTTAGCTTTTACACTATTTATACTTTTAACCAATTCAGGAGACATATCTTTATGAATAGTTTCTAATTCTCCTAATGTAGGAAAAACTTTTAAGAAAGAACTTAAGAAATTATGATTTTCATACATTTTATCAAAATATAACCTAAGTTCTTGTTGTTGTTCTGGAATTAAATCTGATAAATTTTTATTATCTTTTAAGAAAGAAAAAGTTTTTTTAGATAATTCATTTATATTAAATAATTCATCTTCAAATACAGTTATTAGTAGATTAGTAGTTTTTTTACTTCTTAATTCTTGTATTGTTTTATCAGTTCTTTGAATTTGATCTAGAAGTCTATCTCTATCTAAAGTAGTTGATTGTGCTCTTTGTTCTAAAGAGTGAGCTTTATAAGCCTCTAGTTTCTCTATTAAAGTATTTAGAAAAGAAATAGGTTTACCTGTAATGTCATCAAAAACTTCTTCATTTGAAGTAGATATTGGTAGTAAATAAGATTTAGCTTCTTTGTTAGGGTCAACATTTCCTATTTCTAGAGAAGTTAACCTAATGACTAAGTTTTTAGGGTCTTCAAAAGATTTACTTTTATTTATTTTTTTAGTAGTATTTTCTACTATAATAGGTATAGTTCGAGTTTGTCTAAAGTTTTTAACACCTACACTTAATAATGCTTGTTTATATAAAGCTAATTGTTGTCTATGTACTTGTTTAGTTAAAGCATGAACATCTTCTCTTTTCATAGATTTACCTCCTATATTATAAGATAAATCCATTGATTTCCAATCTAATATATCTACTTGACCTGTAGGTAATATTGCTAAGAAATCTATAGTTCCTGCATATCCATATACTTCATTAACTATTTTAGTTTCTACCATAAATCTAGTATCTTTTGGATAAGATATTAGTCTTTCTTTTAGATGTTTTTCTAATATATTATAGTATTTTTCAGGAATAGCAATATTTTGGGGTCTATCTTCAGGAGTTACTTTTAAAAATCCTGTTTCTTTATCAATATGTCTTCCTATAATTTCTTCTATAGTAGAGTGAATTTCAGTACCTTTTTTCATTTTTTCTTCTTTAATGAAGGCAGTTATCTCTGTTTCATCTATAGTTTTATAGTTACCTATATTAGTTTTTATTTCATTTAGCACAGTACTAACTCTTTTTTTCATACCTGTACCAGTAACATAATAAGTAACTTCCTCTTCTTTACCTGTTTCAGGATTAATTTCTCTAGCTACTACAAGAGAAGTTTCTTCATTTATTTTCTTTAGAAGATCAAAAATCTCTTTAGAGTCTTTTAGAGAAGGTATAATAAGATGATAATCTTCTACAGAGGCTACTCCAAATGCTTTCTTAGTTTTAGCCATAGTACTAGAAAATATATTTGCTTTACTCATTTTTTTAGAGTAAAAAACACCATCACCTAATTTATCTACATCTTCTTTATTAATAAGATTATCTTTAGTAACTATATCATTAGCAAATTCTTCAAAAAGATCTCTTTGATATGCAGGTATTTTAGAAAATAAGTTTGTAATAAAATCACTTACTTTATCCCATAAAGCTCCAAATATATTTTTAGTATCATTTATATTAGTGTTATCTACTAGTTTTGCTACTAAAAGTTTTACCACAGCTTCTTTTTTAAGCTTAGCTATATCAGGTTTACCTTCTTTAGTTTGATACTCAGGATCATCTTTATAGTTATCTAAAACTTCTTTGTAAATACCAAATTTCCATATCTCTGAAATCATTTTATCATATAGAGTAGGATCTTTTTGTTCTATAATATTAATAATTAAGTGGATAACTTCTTCTGTAAAATTGTCCTCTGTTAATTCTCCTTTAGAGAAAGATATTAACTTTTGTAACATATCTACTTTAGCTAGAGTATCTTTAGGTAGATCAGCATCTCTTTCAATAGTAATACCTAAGATTTTTAGTATTTCTTGTAGTTTCTTTTTTACTTCAGATTCTTTAATTTCTACTAAGTCATCTGTAGTATTATCTTTTGAAGAAGTAACTTCTTGTTCTATTACTATAGGAGTATTTAATATTTTTCTTACTTCAGTATCAGTACTAGTATCAGTATTATTTTCATTATTTTGATTACTACCTTTATTAACAAAATCTTTAAATCTTTCTATGTCTTGTTTAGAACCTAATATATGTATTTGTTCTGGTTCAAATACTATATAGTCTTTATATAAATCATAATCTGCAATAACAGAATCAATATTTCTATCAGTATATCCTTTAGCTTTTTCATAGGTCATATCAGAAAGAACTCTTGCTCTATCGTTGCTTATGTTTTTAAACCCTAAAAATTCTTTAACATTTAAAATAGCGTTTATTTTATTTTTACCATAATCTTTTATACGACTTAGATCGTTACTGAAAAAATAAGCATTAGCTGTGTTAGATATTTCCCTGTTAGGTATTTTTTCAATATTTTTAGAAAATGATTCAAATATTTTATCAGTACCATGATAAACAATATTTTTTACAACTGAATTTGGGAATATTTGATCTAAGTATTGAGAGTATTGTTGTAAAGCTTGTTGTTTTTGTTGTGGTGTTATTTGGGCAATGCTATTAACTTCATATAAATTAGTATTGTTAAATACAATAAAATCGCTTTTACCCCCTGTTACAAATGATGGAGGTAATATTTCTATAGCATCGTACTGATTATAAACTTCTTTTAATTTTAATTGATTTTTAGAATACTCATCATAAGAAATAGTTTTTACATTTTTAACATTTGCAAAAACAGTTAAAATTTTAGAAGAAGTTGCCACATGTGTTGTACTTTTATCTTGAGATAAATATATACCTTGATATTGAGGTTCTTGGTAAGGATGCTTATTATTAACCAATGATTTTCTTTTATCTCCTACATAAAGTGGTTGCTGTATTGCAGAATTAATAAAAGGATTTATTAAATTATTAGTATTAGCATCTTTTACTTCTAATAATTTTTTATCTGCTTTTATTTTTTCTCCTAAAATTTCAAAATTATCAGTTTTTAAATTTGATAATAATACATTTAAACTAATTTTTTGTTTAGGAGAACCATATTCTATATCAAAATACGCATTACCTAATTCTTCTGGAGTTTTATAAAATTCTCCTGCATCATCTTCACTTTTAAAATATTCTCCATCAAAAATAAAAGTATAGTCTCCTATTTTTATAATGTCATTTTTTTTAGCCTGATATATTTTATTTAAAGCTACTTTATCAATTTCTAAAATAAGTTTTTTTAATTCATTTTCTTGCTCATTAATTTTTTTATTACTTTGAAACCCTAAAGCTTCATATACTTCATTAGCAAGATTACTATCACTTTCAAATAATTCTTCTACTCCTAGTTTGATATTAGCTTCTTCTTGACTAAATAAACTATCTTGTTGATTAGTATTGTTTGTTGTATTGTTATTATTTGATTTTGTACCATATTTAACAAATCCACCTATAAGTTCATTTACTTCTTTTTCATTTAATATTTTACCTGTAAATTTAGTAATCCAAGTTTGAATTGAAGTTAAGAATTCTTTCCACCAAGAAGGTTTTGGTTTATCTATTAATGTTTCAGCCCATCTAGCTGCTAATTCCATTAATAATTTTATTTTACCTTCTTCACTTTGATTGGTAAAACCATAATCCAACATTAAATTTTCTAAAGAAGTATGTCCTGTTCTTTTTAAAAGTTCAGGTAATTTTTCCATTAATTGTTTTTCAGCAGAAAATAAAACTTTTCCTAATTCTTGTACTCCTCCTAATTCTTTAGCCATTCTAATCATACCTCTATGAGCTACTTCATGTATACCTACTTTTGATGCTTCTTCTATAGGTGTATTAGAAGCTACTACTACTACTTTGTCTGCTTTTGCATCATAATATCCTTGTATTTGATTAGTATTAGTTTTAGAAAATGGTAATTCATCTAGATCAAAACCATCATAATCCATTTTATTTAAAATTTGTGCTAAAGTAAATGTAGGATTTTCTACTTTATATTTTTCTAGTATTGTTTGATTATATTTTACACTTCTTTCAAGTGCAGTAGCTTCTTGCTCTGCTTGTTTTTTTAATAATTTTTCTTCAGTTTCTTTATCTCTTTTTATAATATTATCTTCATATATTTTTTTTAAATCTATTCTCTCTTCTTTTATATTATGAGGTAAATATGAAAACACATCAGGTGTTTTTGTTACAGCCATTGTAACAAGCTCATTATAAAATGGTAAATTTTCATCTATATGAGTTATATTATAAGGGGAAGATTCCACACCTATTCTTGCAATTTCTTCGTTATTTCTTAATTCAGGTTTTAATAGTTCAAAAAATTCTAAATAATCAGGATTTTGTAAAACTTCTTCTACAGTATTTAAATTTTCAACTGCTGTGCTTCTTCTTTCTAAATCTTCTTCAAACAATCTTTCATTTTCTTCTCTTTCTCTTCTATATTCTCCTTCTATATCATCTCTATCATCATCTGGATAAAAATCAGCTGGATCCCAATCATAACCATATATATCAAAAACTTTTTCATCAGCATCAACCTTACCTGCTTCTTTAGCTTTTTTAGCCCTATTTAAAGAATCATTATTAGTATCTAAATTATGCTTTTCAAAGAAAGCTAATATATCATCATAATGATCTATTGAAGAAGTTCCATTATTAGCTCTTGATGTGACTTCTTTTACTTTTCTTAATTCAGATTCTTCTAATAGGTTTTGTATTTTAATTTTTAAATACTTTAATTCTGTTTGTAAATCTTCATTTATTCTTTTAATAGTGTTTTCTTCTTTGTTAAGAATTTCTTCTCTACTGTTTGCTGAAAGTTGATACTTAACCCCCATAAATGGTTTTATAGTAGTAGTGAAAGTAGATGGTTGCCCTTTAATTCTATTTCTATCTACTATTGTATAAGACTCATTATTTTCTAAATCTTTAATTTTATTTTCAAGGTCTTGTATTTTTTCAGAATTATCTACTCCTGGATAAGCTTCAATTCCAGCAACAGTAACACCATCAACAATTAATAAATAGTTATCATAATTCTCTACATAATGAGAAGCCATACCTGATGCTGTGCACCAAGTTGAAGGAGATAGTTTTCTAAGTAGTTCTACATTTACTTTAAATTGAGAATTATTTTTCCAATTTTCTGGTTCTACATCCTCAAGTTCTTTTTTAAATTTTTCTATCTTGTAGTCTTCATTATGAGGATTTTTATCAACAGATACATTTTTTTTGTCCATAGAAAAAACTATAGCCTCATTTTCTGTTTTAAATCTTTGAATAATAGGTCCCATTACAACACTAACTGTCCAAGGATTATTTTTTATTTCTTCCCATTCAGCAATTTGTTTCTCTCTATTTTCTTTAAAATCTTCATAACTACTAAATCCTAAATAATTTGAGGAACTAGTTCTAGGAATATGCACCCAATATCCTTTACCACTTGCAGAAGGTTCATGACCAACTGCATCAGATACTGTTTTTAATACTTCAGAATCATATAATTTACCTATTCTATTAAGTTCATGTGGTTTATTTACAGCTATACCATAAGTTTGTTGTAGTGCTACTGCTGATAATTGTAAAACAAACTTAGATCTTCTTTCAGGATTTCTTAAATGTTTAATAGCATGTTTTAACATTAAATCTTTAAAAACAACAGGATAATTTTCTAATGCTTTTACCCATTTATCAAAACTTTTTTTAATGTCTTTATTTTTTAAAATAGGGTCTTCTAACTTTAATAGTTTGTTATAACTATCATTAGCCATTTTCTCTATTTGAGCTTCAGAAGTAATGCTTTTAATAATTTGACCTCTTGATGTATTAGCAGATAAGTTTATACCAAACCAATTAATTAGAAACGGATTTGTTATTCCTTTTTCTTCTAGTACATCTTTCATAGAAAGAAATAAGTCTTGTCTACCTAATATATCTAAAGGCACATCTTGTACTACTGTAACAGCATTAGCTATTTCTTTAGGTAATTGATTTTTAATAACATTAGTTATTTCTTCTGTTGTAGAAATTTTAATATTAGTAGAAGTTCTTGTAAAAGGTTCATCATTCTCAAAATACTCTCTATTTTCTTGTATTTCTTGACTAAGAGTTTCTTTTGGTTTTGCTTCTTCTTTTTGTTTTGCTTCCTCTTTTACTTGTTTTTGAAGTTCGTATATTTCTTTAGAATCATCTGTTGCATTTATAAGATTTAATTGATTATTAGTAGGTTCTATTTTAACCATACCTCTACCAGTAGCATCAAATCCAAGATAAGCTACTTTTCCTATATCTTTATAACCATCATTAATAACAGTATTAATTGCATCAGCTACTGTTTTAGCCACTCCTGTTGAGGTTTTTAAGTTTATTTTTTTAGAGGGACTATCTAAAATACTAATAAGACCAAAATTACCATCTTTTTTATAAAAAAACCAAGGCTTATTATCTAATATTCCTTCAACTACTTTGTGTAATCCAATTGAACAACTCATTTATATTATATTATTTTTTATTGTAAACATTTAGCATCTTTTTGAGATAAATTTGTATTTAAGCCTAACTCTTCAGAAGTTATATTACTTTCTTGTGATTGAGTAGGTTGGTTTTGAGTAAAAGGTAATTTTTGTTGATTATTTAGTTTATCTAACATATTTTGTAAAGATACTAAAAAATCTTGAGATTTAAAAGAATATCTTGATTTTAATTCAGAATCCCAATATATTGGCATAGTATCCTTCATATTTCTTAGAAGGTTTTCATTCATATTAGGTCTTAATGTTTGAACACTTTCATTGTTTATGTAAGAAGGTTTGTAATCTGTATTTGAGTTGTAATATTCAGATGTTTCTCTGTTTCCATATTTTCTTACAGGAAAATAAGTAACTAGGAAACCTTTGTTATCTTTAGTTGCTACTAAAGGAACATCTTTTTCTTGAGTTATTGGATTAGGAACTTCTAATCTTTTATATAATACAATTTCATTAAAAGAAAAATCTTTTCTTTTAACCATAGCATCTTTTTCAACTTTAGTGTAATACTTACCAGTTTTAGGATTTATAGCTTGTTTCTTTACTTTAATGTAAGGTTTTTGTGTTATTTCTTTAGATGAAGCTATTTGTATGATATTTACTGTTGCTTCTAAATCACCTTTTGTAACTTTTTGTTGTCTATAGATATTTTTAGTTCTATTTTCATAAACAGGAGCTTGATATATAGGAACTAATTTGTTATCATACCATTTACTTTGATAATAATTATTAACAAAGTCTTCTATATATTGTTGTTGTAGTTCTGGAGATAGTTTTTCTCTAAATTGAGTTAACACCTGAGCCATTATATTTTCTATAGCATCTGCTGGAATTAATGTATTGTAAGAATTAGGAGTATTTGTTACACCATTTTGTGCTATAACCCCTATTATTATACTTTTAGCTAAGTTTTCTGTAGTTGCTTTTTTAGAAAGATTGTAAAGATCAGCAGTCATTTGATTAGACTCATTACTATCTTCAGGTTTTCTTAAAAGTCTTGATTGGAAATGTTTGTCATCTTTGTTTAGATAAACAGGATTTACACCAATAATATTAGAAAGAAACATAGAACTACCTTTATAGGTTTCTTGAGCTTGTCTTATAGTATTAGCTATGTTTGTGTCTTTATTTAAGAAAAGAGTAGGATAATAACTTGATATTGTTTGATCTACAAGGGGACCATAAGTTATTGGTAATGTATGTAATAGATAAGTAACAAGATCTTTTCTTATATTTTTTAGTTCTTTTTCTATATCATCAATACTTTTTTTAGACTGTAATA